TAGGACCAGAAGATGAATAATTCATTATTGTCCTATTATTGTCATAAATGCATGACAGCAAAAAACCGCATAAGAATGCGGGTTTCGGGATTATTTTATTTTTTTCATTTTTGTCATAGGAAAATAGAGAACAAAGTATAAAAAATTACAAATATCTTGACTGGATAATTCCAGGTAAGGTATCCTCTCCATACACTTTAGGGTAATGTGGGGGTAGGTATATCTAACACATAGCCCTAATATGCATACAAATATGGGTTATAGAAAGAATAAATTAGAATACGAGCCTATTTTATCTACTGATGAGGAGATGCCCATTGAGTATGCAAACCTAGATAATTCCCTCAATCGCAGACAACGAAACTTTATTTGGCAAGCTGTCAATAATCCAAGACTATCTCTTGTAGAGTGCGCACACAAAGCTGGCTACAAAGATGCTAGACAATCAGCTAATAAGCTGATGAATCATCCGAAGATCCGTAAAGAATACAACTATCTTATGAATGAAACTAAGAAGAAGTATGAGCTTAATTACGATCGGGCAGTTCAAGATCTATATGATATTCGAGACAAGGCTTTAGAAGCCGGATCCTTTAATGCTGCCATATCGGCCCAGAACAGACTGCTCAAGGTCGGGGGCTTGGTTGTGGATAGAAAAGAGGTTATGTTCGGGAAAATAGACCAAATGAGTCGGGAGGAAGTAGAAAAGCGTCTGGCTCAGCTCATGGGTAATGTAGCCCTTACTGATGGATCTGATGAGGCTTCCCAGAGATCCAGCCAGGAAGATGAAGCTATTAGTTTGGAAAGATTAGAGATTGAAGATCAACTGACGGTTGACCAAAAGCTAGAAGAAAATTCTACTGTTGATTAGGTCTTTCACCAAACCATAGTATCAGGGCGATTACAATACAGATAAATAAAAGCATGTTCTAAAGGGATGTGGCACTTAACAGACACATACTATTAGGAGAGTAGACAAGATTTTTGAAATCCTCAGCTAAATGCCACTCTCGAATTTTATCTTTATTGTGCATGGTTATCAAGAATTAAGATTGGTGTTGTGTATAAATATTAATCAATTTTTCGCCTGATATTTTATTACCCATCCATACGATAGATCCATTTTCTAGGGTTCTTTTGATTAATCCGTTGTTGAATTGAAAATCTGATACATAGTTTCCATTTTCGGTATCCTCGGGCCTTGTGTCGTACCACATAGAGGGTAGATTGTGATATTGATAAGTTTGGACGGTATTGCCCCACTTCTCAGCCTGGAGAAGCATTTTTTGTTTTCTTACTTTGTCTCTAAATTGTGTCATCTTCGTTTATCCATTTAGTAAATTTTTTGTCTATATTTTTAAATAGTTTTTCTGTTTCTTCTTCTGTCAGTTCGCAATCTTCATACAGCCATTGTGGGAACAAAGTATGTCTTGCGTAGTCATCTCCACTATTCATATCAAAGCAACCTTTTAATAATGATAGTTCATTATCTGTAAATTTAATTGACATATTCGTTCTCCTCGTCATCAATAAAAAGTGCTTGTCCGTTGTCATCTCGAAACTCATGTCCGTATTCGTTAAGACCTATTCCGTCCTCGATATATCCGTTTCTTTCCATAAGAAAGGCTAACTTTTGAGAATTATCCATTTTGTCAAAATCAATAAATTCATCTACGTTCTCCTCATATTCATCAGGGTTTTCAATACACTCCCAATCTCCCCCATTAGAGTCAACTTCGTCTGTATCGCCACCACCTGATAAAAATATATCTTCTGCCTTTTCATAAGTTTCAGCTTTCACTACTGTCTCCTCAGTAATTGTTACGGTATTACTAAAGACATAATACTTTAATTTTTGTTTAGTCATTTTATTTCCTATTATTTAGTTCTATTAATATTAAAAATAAAATGCCCGAGATAATCGTGAATTTTATAAATTCATAAACTATCTCGAGCATCATTATTTGCCTTAGCCTTGGTTTGCTAAATTACGCTCGTAAAGGTAATAATTTAAAGGTAAGAAATCAGTATCATTCAACAGTTTCAAATCGTAGCCACGCATTCCGTTTGGAATACTGATAAGCTCAGTCTCAGCTAAATACCAACGGCCATTCTTAAATAGATAAATCCATTCAATATCAAAGTTCAGACTTACTAAAAACGCATACATAGAGCGATAAGTGACAGGCGCATCTTCATGCTCTCTGTATATGTTGCTCCTTTCTACGGTTTCTTTTAAGTTTGATTGATAGCCGTTATCTACTAAGGCTATTGCCTTATCTTCAGTTGCGTAATGGTTGTTAAGTATCACGCCGTTATATTCAGGATAGCCGTCATAATGACAATACATAGCGACAACTTCTCCGTTCTTTTTTTGATAAGCAATATTACTTCTCGTTCCCATATTTACTCTCCTTTTTTAGTATGTGGGTTAATAAAAATGTGAATAAATTCACACTCCTAATTTACCAAATGTATCTATAATATGCAAGTACAAAATGTGACTTATTTTTACAGTAATAATTACGCACATGAGGGAAATTCGTGGGTTAATCGCATCAGGTCCCTCTCTCTCCCTCTCTCCCAATAAAAAAGCAGGACATTTCGGGTGTCGGGGTTCGGGATTACTAAGTTATCGGGGCTAGTGTGTCGGTATTAAGGAACACAATAAACACAACCAGAGCTGAATCAGGGATCCAGGCGAAGGTTTCCAGGTCTGGAAGCCGTCTGGGTAAAAGTGTCGGGGTGTCGGGTTTCGGGGGTATTCGGGCTTCGGGATTTGGGTTTGAAGAACCATAAACACATGATAACACACCAACCACACCAGAAGGACTCTGGGTTTGTCCAGAGCTGTCAGGTCTGAAGCAGATAAATTAATTAAAAAAAGACTATACAAATTGTATCTATTGTGCTTTAATAAAGACTCATTTAATTAACTAATAACAGGAGAGTAGATAAATGAAAACTAATAAACAGGAAAGAGAAGCAATCGCTTCAAAGTTCTATAAAAGAATGGAAGCCAAGATGGTTGACAAGAATGAGGAGTTTAAAAAGACTTCTACATATAAAGAACTTCTAAAGCTCAAAGCAGAGGAACAGAAGTTAGAGGACGAGGCTTCAAAGATAAGAGATGTTATTTTAAAAAAAATGCACTCTTTTAATAAAGCTAATCCTTCGGAGTATTGGAAACTTACCAACGAATACAACTATCAATCTCGTAATCAAAGATTTAGATTACAGTTAGAAAGCATGTATTCTTGTCAAACTAATTTGACTAATGCAATTTTAATTGCTCAGGTTGGTGCTGAAACTGTTGAGGACATGATGAAAATTTTAGAACAGGAGGTTAGCCTATGAAGTGATAGTTCTCCGCATGAAAGCCCGACTTAGTTCGGGCTTTTTTATGTCGGGAGTTCGGGACTCGGGATTTCGTTCCCTGCGGGGTAGGAGAACACACAAATAGAACACAAGGATCACACCAGCCTGGAGGCAGCTCCCGCAGGTCCGGCAAAAAAGATTTGATTGGTTAGATACATTTAGTATATAATGGGTTTTTTAACTAAGGAGATACAGATGAGATACATGTGTGCAGAGTGTGGAACTGAAATAGAGAAACCACAAGAAATGTCAGAACCGAAGAAGTTTATCTTTGATAACTTGTTCGTATCTGAGGCTGAAGTTGAATGTCCAAAATGTGCAGGAGATGAAGATGAGTGAACCAGTAAGTTTGAGACAAGCTATTAATACTCAGCTCGGGCTAATCGGGTTAGCTCAGCAGACTGGGAGAGATGATTTACTAGATATTGCTTTGGAAAGACTGGACACACTTTTAAATCAGATACCAGGAGATATCTTGGCAGAATGATAGGTTTGTTTTGGAAAAAGGGCCAGCTTGACAGCTGGCTTTTTTTTGTCAGATCTGTCGGGGATCTAAATCGGGATCTGGGAAGCGAGTTTTCAGCTCTGCGAGGCAGGAAGAAAACACAAGCTAAACACAAGTTCCAGATCCTGCGGCCAGAAGCTCTCCTGATCCAGTTCAAAATAGTTGTTGACAAAATGTATCTAAATGATTATTATGATGGTTCATTAACTTAATAGGAGAGAAGATGAAAATATTAATTGGCTGCGAAACTAGCGGAACCGTTAGAAACGCGTTTTTAGAAAAAGGTTTCGATACTTGGTCATGCGACATACTGCCGGCTGATGATCAAACCAACCGACACATTCAGGATGATGTTCGTGACGTTTTAAAAATGGAAGCTTGGGACCTGTTGATGGTGGCTCATCCACCTTGCACGAGGTTATGTAACAGCGGCGTACGTTGGCTGCATAATCCACCTGAGGGTAAAACTGTTGAAGAGATGTGGCAGGAGCTGGACGAGGGTACAGCTTTGTTTTCAGATCTTTGGAATGCTGACGTTCCTAGGATCGCAATTGAGAACCCAATCATGCATAAGTATGCAAAGTCTAGGATTGAGAACTTCGAGCCGTTCACGCAGAGCGTGCAACCGTATGAGTTTGCCGAATCTATTGACGCTGATGATAATGTGACAAAGCGAACCTGCCTATGGCTGAAGAACTTACCGAAGCTGGTCAAGACTGGAAGCCTTACAAAAGAAACGGCTAGACATGACATACATCATGCAAGTCCGGGACCGGATCGTTGGAAGGTTAGATCTAAGTTTCATGTCGGGTTGGCGAAAGCGATGGCTGATCAATGGGGGGCTGTGCTATGAGTGAAGATCTAAACACAACTGAGCGCCAGCTGCGTGATATGTGCAGGCGGTACGCTGCCGATGCGTCAGAAGGAAACATGCATTTTTGGTCAGATGAAGATGATGACAATCATTACGAAGCCTACAGTATACGTTACATAATTGATGGTTCGGGGGAGTATCTCGGGGCGATGATAATGTTAGCCGGGGGCGGTCCTACCGTATGGTTGGACACATTTGAAGGAGAGATCCAAGGCTTCTGGGGATCCGACCGTTGCAGCTTTCCAATCTATGATTACGAATATATAGATGATTACTGCGAAGAAATGTATAAATGTTTATAATGGCTTTGATTATAGGTCTGCTGGTATTCCTGTTAGAAAAACCGGATCGGGATCGGGACTAAGTTCTGGTTCGGGTTCGGGGTTTCTACCAGCAGGCCGCTCTTACACAATCACAACCACAGCTTCCAGGCCAGAGGCAGCTCCGAGATGAGCTTCCCAGGTCTTGTAGCTGTTCAACTGAAGATAAAAAATGATGAAAAAAAAATAAAAAAAAGTGTTGACAGGTTGTATCCAATAACCGATAATATACAAATGTTAAACAAAGACCAACAGGAGGTCAAAATGAAAATAGAAATAAACTTGTATTCCGAAGATGGAACTACAATCGTAGGCAAAGCGATAGAAACAAATTGCCAAAGCCTTATCATCAATGGCGTTCACATAATCGCCAATGGTGGTATCAACGCAGAGATGCGTGATTTAATGGCACCAACTACCGCAGACCAAATCGGTATGCGACTCGTACCTGAACTCGACAATCCTGATTGTTGAGTCTTTGTATGACAGGAAAAGGGCAACTTAGGTTGCCCTTTTTTTTGGGACTCTTTTATTCTACGAAAATCGGATTCGGTATCGGGCTGGTCTGGGAAGGGGGGACAAAAATTTGCGCTGCGCGTAGAGAGCAACACAAGCACAAGAACTCACACAAACAAAAACCTTTTTTTTTACATTTCTAGTTTTCTGGTGTTACAATCGGCTAGAAAGGTTTAGTTAGTTAAGGTTGTGGCAGATCTTGTAAACCACTTAGTCTAACAAAACCCCCAAAGAGTAGATCTGTCGCAACTAACTTAGGAAGAGATATGGAAGATGAATTAATGGGAATGGAGGTAGCTCCAGTAATGGATCCTCAATCTATGCCTCAAGGGACTCCGGCAGGCTCAGTTTTACCACAAGAATTGCAAGCATCAATTGATAGCCTTTCTGAGGAAGAAAAAGCGCAGGCTAAACAAGCCCTCATGCAAATTATGCGTATTATAGAGCAAATGGAAGCTGACGGCGCTACGCCAGAACAAATAGAACAGTTTTTGAATGAAATCGGTATGACTCTTGAGGAGTTGGAAATGGCCGAAGAAATGTTTGGTATGGGCGAAGGCGCTCTTGGTTTTACTATTTAATTAATATATAGTTTTATCATGTCATTTTTCAAAAATTTAGCTAGAAGAGCAAGAAGCAGAGTTCAACCAAATCCTGTTATGGGAAGTATTCGACCTGTAAGTAAATTCGAAGATGATTTCAACCGTATGCGTTTAACTAGGAATGCACCTTTGGGATTAGAACTGTTGTTTGGAAGATTGCAACAAAGAATTAGAAATAATCCAAAATTTCAAGGTATTAGACGTATGCCTATGCCTGTAGGCGCAGGAGTACCATTTGCATTTCCTATGATGCCTAGCAACATGATGGCAGCACCTTCTTTACCTATGCCTCAAACAATACCTACAGAACGGTTCCCTATGATACGACCAGGATTTGCAGAAGGTGAAGAAGTGCGTGCAAAAGAAAACAGATTTGTGCCTGAAGAAATAGGTTTTGCCGCTGCTCAGTTAAAAAAATCACTTCAAGATGCTATAAGTGAGGCAGTTCAAATGGCTCAAAATATAGGCGCACCAATTATAGATTTCGTTGAAAGAGTCAAAATGGGATATCAACAAGGAATGCGAGAATTACCACGACCAGAACAGTTTCGTCCTGTTACGGAAAAAGATATGGAAATGATACGCATGATGGAAAGGAACCAACGAGATCCTGCTTCGTATCAAACAGCAGAGCCTAGAGATATACTCGGAGAAAGAGGGAGAACGATTTCTAATAGAGAT